GCCAAGCATGGTACGGCAACACCGCCAGCTTCATCATCGACCGCTTCACCGATGGCCGCGTGTCAGCGTCCGCAGTCAATTGCGAGTACATCTTAGTGATGATGCTCGACGACATTGGCACCAAGTCCAAGACGCCGCCGCTGGAGCCTACGTGGATCATGGAAACCTCTGAGGGTTCATTCCAATGGGGCTACGCCTTCAGCGACCAGCCGACTAAGGCCGAGTTCAGCGCCGCCATCCGCGCCATCGCAGACGCGGGCTACACCGACCCAGGTGCCTGCAATCCCGTGCGTAACTTCAGACTGCCTAGTAGCGTAAATTTAAAGCCCGACCGCAACCAGTTTGAGTCGCGCTTGGTTGAGTTCCACCCCGAGCGCGAATACACCCTAGACGGCATCTGCGCCGCGCTTGACGTGACACCCGTTGAGGCCGATTCGCTCACCCTGCGCCCTATCAGGCTGTCCGATGATGGTACCGACGACGTGATGGCGTGGCTGTCCGAGCAGGGTCTCATATTGTCTAAACCCAACGGCGAGGGCTGGGCGGGCGTGATCTGCCCCAACTCAGCAGAGCATACCGACGGCAACCCCGAAGGCCGCTACATGCCGTCCAACCGCGCCTACTGCTGCCTGCACTCGCATTGCGTGGACTTTGACTCGCGCCTGTTTCTGCAATGGGTCACCGACAATGGCGGCCCAGCACACACCCCAGGCTTGCGTGAGGAGCTGCTGGCGCAGGCGATGGACTCGGCACTGTCCAAGATCACCCCTACGCCTGAGTACCCCGACGTTGCTGCCGCCGTGATCGCTGAGGTCGAGCGCAAAGAGTTAGGCCGCGTCGAGAAGGCCGAATGGTGGAACCGCTTTGCGTACGTCCAAGTTGACGACGCGTTCTTTGACATGCAAGACCGCCGCGAGTTATCCCGCAATACCTTCAACGCCCTGTTTCGCCATATCGACTGCAAGTCCGTTCACAACGCCAAGCGCCGTATTGAGGCGGCTACGTCGTTCGATGAGCTACGCCAAGCCAAGGGCGCTAAGGCTTTGGTCGGTGTTACTTACGCCGCCGGTGAGTCGGTGTTGGTCGCGCGTGACGGCATGGTCTACGGCAACCGCTGGCGTGACGCCCGTCCCAAGGCCGCAGCCGGTGACGTATCCCAGTGGCTCGCGCACGTCGAGCGCATGGTTCCTGAGAAGTTTGAGCGTGAGCACCTCCTTAACGCATTGGCACATAAAGTGCAGTTTCCAACGCACAAGATCAACCACGCTATCCTGATGGGTGGCAACCACGGCTCAGGCAAAGACACCCTCTTCGCCCCGTTCTTTTGGGCGATCGGCGGCAGAGCCAAAGTTAATTGCAGCATAGTTAAAAACGAGGACTTGACCTCCCAATGGGGTTATGGGTTGGAATGTGAAGTGATGGAGATCGCCGAGCTACGCCAAACCGAGGCCAAAGACCGCCGCGCATTGGAAAACCACCTTAAGCCCATCATCGCTGCGCCCCCTGAGTATCTGATGGTCAACCGCAAGGGCTTGCACCCCTACTACGCCCTGAACCGCGTGTTCGTGGTTGCGTTCAGCAATGAGCGTGTAGCCATCAGCATCCCCTCAGAAGATCGCCGTTGGTTCGTGATCTGGGCAGAGGCGTCTAAACTACCAGAGGCTCAGGCGGTGAGCTTGTGGAACTGGTACCAGCACCGAGGCGGCTTTGAGGCCGTCGCCCATTACCTCCACACCCGCGACGTATCAGCCTGGAACCCAACCGCGCCCCCTCCCATGACCGAGGCCAAGGCCATCATGGTCGAGCACGGCATGAGCACCGCCGAATCGTTCCTAGTTGACCTCATGCGCCGCCGCGCTGGCGAGTTCTCGCGTGGCGTGGTTGGTGGCCCTTTTCACGCCCTGTGCGACCGCTTGCAAGGCCAAGCCCCCACAGGCGTCAAGGTCGTTCAGGCCGCGCTACTTCATGCGCTCAAAGAGGCCGGCTGGGTCGATATGGGTCGGATTAAATCACGCGACTACGACAGCAAGAAACACGTCTTTTGCTCGCGCGATATGGTGGACATGTCCAAGTCAGACCTGCGCCGCATGGTCGAGGTATAAAAAAAGCCCCGCACTAGGCGGGGCGTAAGGTTTGGCAACTGCTCAGAGACCAAGCAGAACGGCAATTATAGCGGCTATCAAGGCCGCGCAGATCACCGCCATGCATCCACCAGTGCCGCAGCGTCATAAACCGGCGCAGGCGCAGCCACAGTGAAAAGCCCAGCTCCGCGCTTTATGCGCCCCCAGGCATCCTGACGGTTTTGGTTGACCAGCTCGCCCCGCTTCACGGCTCCATAAACCATGTCACGGGTGAACCCTTCGGCCTCAATTTCGTGCATGGTGCGTGGCACCTCGCAAAAGTCAGTTAAATTAGACATACTTCATGGCCTCCGCTTTGCACTGCTCTACTTCGGCCTCCGTGAGCCCTTGAGCCCAGTGTTCGGCCATATCGGCGCATTCCTGCGCCCTCTCAACGTCCGGCGCAGTGAGCCCCATAATCAGCGCGCGTGTCACCAGCTGGGCCGGTGTGGGTGCCGGTGGTGGTGTCCATGGGGCCAGTGCGTGTGCAAATATCGGGTTCATTCTGTCACCTCCCACATGCTATCTTCACCTACTGGGGCCAAGCATGGATCGGCGCGCAGCGCCTGCCAGTCCCACGGCATAATTTTAGAATTCAACTTTTCGTATGCGGCCACATACTCGGCCGTTGACGTTTCGGCCCAGTACAAGGGATATAAGCGCTTTTCGGCCCCTTTAGACTTTACGAGTTTATGCTTGCCGGTGCACTTAGCATGCGCGGCCATGATGTCGGTGCGATCATCGCGCACGGTATAGCGTGTTTTTCCAATTGTGATAACTCTCATGTCATATTCTCCAGAAAAATAAATCGAGCGCTAGCACGGCCAGCGCAGCCAAGTAGACTATTGTGTAAATCATAGGTTCCCCAAAAAATGCCCGTCGTCGTCAAATACCACAACGTAGAAACCACGCGCGGCCGCGTGTACCTCATACCGCCACGCGTCGCGGTCCTGAAGTGTCAATTCATCGGCCAAAGCTTGGGCCGCTGCTTTGCTTTGGTAGTACGTCATGATGTGCAGCACCCACAACATGGCGCGTCGATGCACCGGCCGTTTTTATTTTGGTAATACTCACGGCCACCGATAAAAAACACGTCCGACACGTACCGGCTTGAAGTTATCAGCATGCGGTCGTCGTCGTCGGTGATCCATGCGCGACGCGTGGCCGTGTCGAATTGAATCTCATCCCCAGGGCGTATGGGGCCACCGGTACGCGCGTCGATACCCTTATATTTTGCGATCATAATTTTTATCATTGTGCGGCCCTCGGTTCGACCATGCGCGCGGTCAACACGGCCAGCCCTTTAATCAACGCGCTGGCCCGTACGCGCTGGGGTGTGCCTAGGCCCTTATTAACGGTGAACCAGCCATGCGGGTCGACCGTCACGGTCGCGGGTCGATTTTTGACGGCCAGCCATGCAGACGCGTACGCGCTGGCCAAATTTGTCTTATCTACAATATCCATAATTTACTTTCGGTTAGTTGATCGACGCAAATACGCGCCCGCATGCGGCCGGTGTGGCCGCATACAGTCGGGCATTAGGCCGCAAGCTTAATATCTATAACCCGTTTTTTGGTGCCATGCGCGGGAAACCCGACAATGGCCGCGCGTTGACGCTGGCATAATTGACATGTGGCGCAGCTCACGTCGTCGCGTTGCGTGGCCGGACAAATAACGACGGGCCGGCCGGCCGGTGTGGTGGTGTTGGCCGTTTGCGTTGACGGTAAAACGACCACCACAGGGCCGGCATTATGGCCGGCCAGCATATCGGCGTCGTTTAGGTCATTGGCCGATAGGTTGACGGTAAAGCCCCATGCATTCGCGTGGCGGATCCATGCAATGCTGGCCGCGTCGCGATGATGTGAATAGGTAAACCCGCGACGACCGGCATTCGCGGCCACAAGTTGGCCAAGCTTGACAGCGTCAATTGTTCCGTCAACTTGGGGCAAATCACCCGCTTGATTGTGGCGCCACAGCTGGCCGGCCGGCATGCTGGCCACCGTGTCGCAAAATTGACCCCATGACGTGCCACGGGTACCGTTTGACACGGCCGCCCAATGCAAGGCCAGCGGGCCGCTTTTCGCATAGCACTCTTTTTTCATGGTGCAATCGTCGGGGCAACTTGCTTGCTCAGTGGTGCTAACCGGTATCGGGCCGGTTTTCGCGTTTGCGCTTTTGAGTGTTAAATGTACGTTCATTATTTTGCCTCTTGAATTGAGTTAATTTTGGCCAGCGCCTCGGCCATTGTTTCGGATTGACCGATACATTCAAACTGATCAACATTAGCGTCATATATGCAAACGGTAAAGCGCGGGCCGCCGACCTCCCGCAACGCGGGATCTTTAAAGTCACACCACAAGCGAAACGTGGTATCACCTATGAGCTTTTCAAAGCTCGGGCATACGTCGTTATGCCATGATGTGTCGATCCACCCAACGGGCAAAATCAATTCGTCGTCATAATGTGAAAATTCGGTTTTATATGTCATGATGTACTTTCATTTAGTTGATGCTGGTGCAATATCGCGGCCAGTGATATTAATGTAAGGGATTGTCTTGCAAATACTATAGGTGTTTACCCTAATATGTGGACAATGTGGGCGTGTGTGTGGATAGTGTGAAAACGTGTAGTTTGCCCACATGGTTTACGAGTGAAAAACCTATGATGTGGACAATGTGGACAATAAGTTTTTGTATTGCTAAGAAATCAATTGTAAGTTTAGTGTAAGTATATGGTTTAGCCAGCGACTGTGAAACGCTAAAACCTTGCCCACATTGTCCACAATGTCCACACGTACCCAAAACGCCCACATGTTAGTAACCACTAACTTATGGCCACATGGCCAGGTTAGTAGTCACTAACTTAGCTAAGTTAGTGTGTGCTCACTTCGCCAGGCTAAGTTAGTAGCCACTAACTTATGGATGTTAGTTAGCACTCACTAACTTAGTGGCTGTAAGGATTGTGTAAGGAACTTAGGGGGGAGGGGGTAGGGCCGGCGGCGGATGGGTCACGGTGACGAAGGGTTTACAAACAATTTTTTTTTAATTTTTATTTTGCCCACATTGCCCACATGACCCACGTTTGGTATATTCCGCTTATGTTTCACAGTCTTCCATTTGAGCCGCGCAAGGTTGTTGCAACCGAAGCACGGCTAAACAAAATCTACGACGCCGCCAAGCTCGGCCTCAAAGGCGACGCATTGGCTCTGGCTTCCGGAATGTTGCCGACAGAATACCGGCAACTGTGTGAGCTAGACCCCGTAGCGGACATGGCGGCGCTTAAAGGCAAAGCCGACGGCGAGCTGGAGATGTCTAAGTGTCTGCACAAAGCAGCACATGAAGGCGACGCCAAAGCAGCCTTAGCCATCCTGCAACACTCACACGGCTGGGTGGCCAAGCAGTCCATCAGCATAGATGTCGACCAGCGCATCTCAATCATTGGCGCGTTGCGTCAAGCTGAGTCACGGGTTATTGATGTGATTGCCAACGAACCAAGTCAAAAATTAGAAACGCTAAATGCAGAACACCATCTACAGCGCTGAAGACGAACAGGAACTGATGGCAAGACTCTGGAGTCCGGCCATCAAAGACAACCCGCTGGCGTTTGTGATGTTTGCGTTTCCATGGGGTGTGAAGGGTACACCGCTGGAACATTTCCAAGGCCCGCGCAAATGGCAGCGCGAAGTGCTGTTGGACATCGCCGAGCACATCAAGATCAACCAGAGCAAGGTGGACTTTGACGTATTGCAAGAAGCCATCTCGTCTGGCCGTGGTATTGGCAAGTCGGCACTAGTCAGTTGGGTGACGATTTGGATGGTGGCGACCCGAATTGGCTCGACAACCATCATTTCAGCCAACTCAGAATCGCAGCTTCGGTCGATCACATGGGCCGAGATCACAAAATGGCTGGCAATGTCGATCAACTCACACTGGTTTGAGGTGTCAGCGACTCGAGTCATGCCAGCAAAGTGGCTAACTGAGCTTGTGGAGCGTGATTTGAAGAAGGGCACCCGCTACTGGGGCGTCGAAGGACGGTTGTGGTCAGCGGAAAACCCCGACGCGTACGCTGGTGTACACAATTTCGACGGTGTGCTGGTGGTTTTTGACGAAGCCAGTGGTATTGACGACTCAATTTGGGCGGTGACGGGTGGTTTTTTCACAGAAAACACGTCAAACCGCTTTTGGTTGGCGTTTTCCAACCCACGGCGCAACACTGGGTACTTCTACGAGGCGTTTAACAGCAAACGGGACTTTTGGAAGACCCGCGTCGTGGACGCCCGCACGGTCGAAGGCACCGACAAACAGGTATATGAGCGGATCATTGCCGAATATGGGCCAGACTCAGCGCAGGCGCACGTCGAGGTGTACGGCAAGTTCCCCAACGCGGGCGACGACCAGTTCATTGGGGCTGACATAGTGGACGACGCCATGAAACGAACCAAGTATCAAGACCTGAGCGCACCGATTGTGATCGGCGTAGACCCCGCACGGTTTGGGGCGGATGCTACTGTTATCGCGGTGCGGCAGGGGCGGGATATTGTTCGTATCGCCAGACATAGGGGCGACGACACTATGACGGTGGTGGGTCATGTAATCGAAGCAATTGAAGAATTCAAGCCAACGCTGGTCGTGATCGACGAGGGTGGGTTGGGTGCTGGGATTGTGGACAGGCTCAAAGAGCAACGGTACAAAATCAAGGGCGTAAACTTTGGAAACAAAGCCAAGAACCCAGTTATGTATGGCAATATGCGCGCGCAGATGTGGGGTGACATGCGGGAGTGGCTGAAGACGGCGGCCATTCCTAATGATCGGTTCTTGAAAACGGATCTGATTTCGCCTATGATGAAGCCTGATTCACGTGGAACAATTTTTCTGGAAAGCAAAAAAGACATGAAGTCGCGTGGGCTGGCGTCGCCCGATGCAGCCGACGCAATTGCTGTTACATTTGCTTTTCCTGTAGCACATCGGCAATATGTTGAGCCAACCCGTCGCGTGAACGCGCAGGGTAGTGGAGTCAACGCATCATGGATGGGATCATGACAAAAAAAGTATCACTGTCAGTAGGTCGCGGCGAGAAGCTACCCACGTCCAAGGGTGCGGGTTTGACCGCCAAAGGACGCGAGAAGTACAATGCGGCAACTGGCTCTAACCTTAAAGCGCCAGCACCGAACCCTAAGACCAAGGCAGAC